ACAAACACTATGACCCTCAATCATGCTATGACAGCATTAGCAGCAAACCTAGATTTAGATTGGATAATACAAGGGGGAGGCAACAGTATCACAGCAGCTATAGATGTAGATGGTGCAACTAACTACATGGATATAGATGGTGACGATAACACTGTAACTTATGATGGTGATGGATATGCAGGTGGTTATTTTTACCTAGATCACACTGGTAACGACAGGACTTTTAATATAGATCAGGAATCTACATCTGATAATGACTGGCTCAAGATTACATCTGCTGGCTCTAACGGCACTGTTTGCGTTACTCAGTCAGACTCAGGTAATTCATTCGTCTGTTGATATAGGTTCTATATCTGAACTGAGAGGCAACGCACAAGTTCTAAGAGATAAACCTTATGGTGCTGAACTAGAGTTCAACATACAACAAATGGATGATGTCCGCACAGAAGCGGGCAGAGTTGCCATTACTTTTGAGGATGATTCTACAGTTAAATTAACTGAACATTCTAAGTTAGTTATAGATGAATATATCTATGACCCTGACCCATCAAAATCTAAGATGGCACTTAAGTTTGCCAGTGGTACAGCAAGGTTTGTTACAGGTAAATTTAACAATAAAAGCAATATATCAATACGTACACCGACAGCCCAAATTGCGATTCGTGGTACAGATTTTACCTGCACAGTAGATGAACTTGGAAGATCGCTAGTAATACTATTGCCTGATGAAAATGGCATATCTAGCGGTGAGATTTTGGTTTCGACAGCAACCGGTAGCGTAACTTTGAATAAACCATATCAAGCTACAACAGTAGCTGTTTATGAAAATAATCCAACTAAACCTGTGACTTTAGATATATCACTAGATTTGATTGATAATATGTTGATTGTTAATCCACCAAAAGAGGCTGAACAACAAACAGAAGAAACTCAATCAAAAACTTCAGTAGATTATTTGGAGTTTGATGATTTAGACATAGATTATCTTAACGAAGATTTTTTGGATGCAGAGGAGGAACTTGAGTTTACAGAGTTAGATGTTAATTATTTAGATGTTAATTTTTTAGAAGATTTGTTAAATGTTTTAGACGCACTAGCTATAGAAAAAGAAGAAGACGCACTTAAACAAGGTGGTGTGGGAATTAGAATAACAGGTACAGAAATTGGTCAAGATAAAGATACACAGATAACTACAATAATAACAGGACAAAATATTAGTCTTACTAGAACAGTTAATCAAAGTGCTAAATTGAATCTTGATGGCTCTGGTAGCTATACAGTTATATTGGTACAAGATGGTGTATCTAACGTAGTAAAAATTAACGGAGGCTCATCAACAACAATAAAAATAACTCAAGGATCGTGAATAGATATATATACATAGGTTTACTTATAATTTTATGTTTTATACCTATTAATAATTTTAAATTTTATGAGATTATAAAGTTAAAAACTTTTGATAATTTTGTAAAACAACAAGAATCCTCTGGTTATTTTTCTGTACTTAATATAACAGAAGATGATATAACTAAAGAGGGTGGCTACCCTCTGAGTAGACAAAGGCTCGCTGAAATACAAATAGAGTTATTAGAAAGAGGAGCAATAGGAGTCGGTTGGGTAGTTGCCTTTCCACAAAAAGACCGCTTTGGTGGAGATAAAGATTTTGGACAAGCTTTATCTTATGCACCCAGTATTTTAGCGATGTTTGAAAATAACAATGGTATTTATCCATCAACTGTAGGAACAGTAATACTAGGCAATGATGTAAGTGGTATTCCGGCTGAAGGTGTTATAGAAAATATTAACATACTAAAACAAAATGCTAATCAAGGTATAGCTGTAGCTAGAACAGATGTTGACAACCTAGTAAGAAGATTACCTTTATTATTAAAAACACCGGATGGATGGGTTTCGGCTTATGGTACAGAAGTATTAAAAATATTAACTGGTGCAGATACTTATGTTATTAAAACAAATACTAATGGCATAGAAGAAATAAGAGTAAAAGGATTATCCCCTGTTAAAACAGATAGTCTAGGCAGAAAATGGATTTCTTGGGTTGTTCCACATGAAACATCGTTAGCAGAGATGGATGTAGAAAACAAATTTGTTTTTGTTGGTTTTACTGCAAAAGGTATTATGCCTCAACTTGCAACACCAGTTGGGCTGTTAGAACCTCACAAAATACAAGCAGCATTAGCAGAATCCATACTTATACAAGATAGTCCTTACATACCTGATTACGCATTGTTTGTAGAACTGTTAATTACATTTATATCAATATGTTTAGTTATAACTTTAATTAATATTTTTGGGATAACTTTAGGAATATCTACAACAAGTATTATTTTTATAAGCACAGCAATAGGGGGATATTATTTAATACAACAAGGTATTTTAATAGATGTAGTATGGTCTTTAATATCTCAGTTTATAAGCGGATCAACAGCATTTTATTTACGATTTAGAGAGCAGTATAAATTACGTCAACAAATAAAAGGACAGTTTGGTAAATATCTTGATCCTAGAATGGTAAAAAAACTACAAGATAATCCTGAACTTTGTCAGGTAAATGGTAAAAGAGTTGATTGTTCTATTATATTTACAGATTTAAGAGGCTTTACTAGCTTGTCAGAATCTGTAGAGCCTGAAATGGTGACATATATTATGAACTCTGTATTAGATGTTCAGGTGCAAGCAGCTAATAAATATTTTGGTTGTACTGATAAATTTATAGGTGATGCCGGTATGTTTCATTGGAACACTATAATACCTCAAGAAGATCATCATAATTTAGCATTGAGTGCAGCTAAAGAAATACAAAAAAATATAGATTTACTAAATATAAAATTTGTAGAAGAAGGTATACCCAAAGTAGCTATAGGTATAGGTGTTAATAGCGGTATATGTATTGCTGGCAATTTTGGTGCTACAGATAGATTTGCATTTAGTTTAATAGGCGATCCTTGTAATGTAGCTGCTAGATTAGAATCAAGCACTAAGGTTGCGGGTGTCGGAGTTTTAATAGGTGAGGAGACTGCTAAATATAGTAATTTTGGTTTGAAGCTACTTGAACCTATAGAGGTAAAAGGTAAAGCAGAACCCTTACAAGTTTACACATGGGAGTAGAAATGAAAGATTTATTAAAAAGTGTCGTAGGTGCTGTAGCACCAACATTAGGAACTGCTTTAGGCGGTCCTATGGGTGGTATGGCTGCTAATATGATTTCAGAGGTTTTAGGATGTAAAAATGAACCTAAAGCCATAGAGAAAGCTATAGAATCAGCAACACCAGAACAAATGCTAGAGTTAAAAAAAGCAGAGCAAGCCTTTGAACTTCAAATGAAAGAATTAGAAGTAGATGTATTTAAGTTAGAAACTGCTGATAAACAAGATGCTAGAGGTAAATTTGGAAAGGATTGGACTGCTAGATTAATGGGTATAGCTACGGTAGGTGGATTTTTAGCGTATATATTTTTAGTAACTATACAGCCGCCCGAACAGAACTCAGAGGCTTTGATTAATTTGGTGCTTGGATATCTAGGTGGTTTAGCAAGTGCTGTTATAAGTTTTTATTTTGGTGCTTCGCAAAAACAGGATTAGCCGACCCCTATTAATTTAGAGCAAGTCTGCTCCTGTTCTTTTTTGATAGGGGAAGGTTTTAAATATGAATAAAGATAAATTAATCAAAGAATTAATATTAGATGAAGGTTATAAGTACGAAATATATTTAGACCATCTTGGTTATCCAACTTTAGGAGTAGGGCATTTAATATTAGAGACTGACGAAGAACATGGACAAGATGTGGGTACTCCAGTATCTGAGCAAAGGATATTAGAGTGTTTAGAATCTGATATAAATTCAGTATGTGAAGATTTAGATAGAAATCTTTGGTGGTGGAAAGATTTAGACGATAACAAACAAAGAGTTATGGTTAATATGTGTTTTAATTTAGGTTATCCAAGATTAAGTAAATTTGTTAAGTTTTTAACAGCAATGCAAACAGGTGATTACAAAACTGCTGCTGTTGAGATGATGGATAGTAAATGGGCTACACAAGTTGGAGATAGAGCCAAAAGATTAAGAGATAGAGTTTTAGAAGAATCATGTTAAAAAAATACGATTTTAGACCCGGAATAGTTAGAGAAGGAACTTCTTATTCAGAAGAAGGCGGATTTTTTGATGCAGATAAAGTTAGATTTAGAAGTGGTAGACCTGAAAAAATAGGTGGATGGGAAAAAAATACTCTTAGTAGTTTTGAGGGTACTTGTAGAAGCTTACATTCTTATAGAGATCAAGGACAAACAGATTACATAGGCGTAGGAACACATTTAAAATTATTTGTAAAACAGGGTACCAATTTCAATAACATAACACCTATTAGAAAAACTTCTACTAATTCAATTACTTTTGCAGCTACAAATGGTTCATCAACAATAGTAGTAACAGATTCTTCTCATGGTGCAGTATTAGGAGATACAGTTACGTTTGCACAAGCAGTATCGTTAGGAGGAAATATAACTGCTGACGTATTAAATCAAGAATATACAATTAATGCTGTATTAACAGCTAATACATATAACATAATTGCTAAAGACACTTCGGGTTCTACTGTTACAGCTAATGCAAGCGATACAGGTAATGGTGGCTCTGGTGTTGACGGTTCTTATGAAATTAATATAGGTTTAGATAATTTTGTAAAAGGAACAGGATGGGGTGCTGGTACTTGGGGTGCCGGAACTTGGGGATCAGTAAGTTCTATATCGGCTTCTAGTCAGTTAAGGTTATGGTCACAAGATAATTTCGGTGATGATTTAATATCTTGCATTAGAGGCGGTGGCATCTTTTATTGGGACGAAAGTTCAGGAGCAACAGTTAGAGCAGTAGCCTTTTCTGATTTAGCTGGTGCAAGTAATCCACCGACAAGTGCTTTACAGATAATGGTATCCGACATTGATCGGCATATAATTTGTTTTGGGGCTAATCCTATAGGTTCATCAACTATAGACCCGTTGTTTGTAAGATGGTCAGATCAAGAAAATGCAATAGATTGGACACCAACTTCTACTAACACGGCGGGAGGAACTAGATTGTCTAGCGGTTCAACTATTATAGGAGCATTAAGAACTAGACAAGAAATACTTATTTGGACAGATAATGGTTTGCATTCTATGCAATATTCAGGAGCACCATTTATATTTAGTTTTAGTGAAATTATGCAGGGTCCTTCTATGATTTCTCCAAAAGCTGCTATTAATGCTGACAACAAAGTGTTTTTTATGGATAGAGGTAGTTTTTATGTTTATGCAGGTAGCGTACAAACTTTACCTTGTGCAGTTCAAGATTATATATTTTCAGATATAAACTTAGAACAAAGTTTTAAAATATATGGTCTTTCAAATGTAGATCATAATGAAATAATGTGGTTTTATCCTTCTGCTGATTCTAGTGAATTAAATAGATATGTAATATTTAATTACTTAGAAAATACTTGGAGTATAGGCACAACTAACGATGACTTTGTTAGAACAGCTTGGATAGAAGCAAACTCTTTAGATTTTCCTGTAGCAGCAGGTAAAACAAGCGGAAGTGATGATAATTTTTTATATAATCACGAAGTAGGTAATGATGCAGATGGTACAGCCATGACAGCTTTTATAGAAACCTCTGATTTTGATTTAGAACCTGATGGTGAACACTTTATGTTTGTCTCTAAAATAATACCTGATTTAAAATTTAGAGGGCAAACAGGAACAGCTAATACATTAAATGTATCTGTAAAAGGAGTAGATTTTCCTTTAGATACTCCAACAACTTTAACCACCAGTCCAATAGATTCTACAACGCAACAGGCTTTCATTAGGGCTAGGACAAGACAGGCTATATTAAGATTTGAAAGCACAGGTTTAGGATATGGATGGCGTTTAGGTTCTTTTAGATTAGAAATGAGACAGGACGGTAAAAAATAATGAGTCAAAGAACACCTACAACCTTACCAGTAGCATCACCTGTATATGATTATGTTAATGAAGAATTAACTAGAGATCAGTTGGTGAAGGCAATACAATTATTAGAAAGAGAGGTTTTTTTATTAAAAAGAATGCAAGAAAGCATACCTAGTAAATCAATAAAACGACATCAATTTTTATTAATGGGTGCAAAACATGGCTGATATTTTAAAAGTATTAGGACAGGTTGACCCCGCAGCTACAACAACTACCACTTTATATACTGTACCTGATATGACTCAGACAACAGTTAGTTCGATAGTTGCTGCAAATAGAACAGGTTCAGCTATAACTTTTAGGTTGAGTGTGCACGTAGGAGGTGCGACTGCTGACGATAAACAATTTTTATTTTACGATAAATCTGTAGCAGCCAATGACTCGTTTTCTATAGTGATAGGCATAACATTAAATCAAACTGATGTTATCAAAGTATATACGAGTGCAGTAGATATGAGTTTTAATATATTTGGCTGTGAAACAAAAGAGGAAAGATAATATGGATGCTAGAAAACAAGCAGAAGAATTAGCAAAAATGGGTCGCTATGGCGACACTATGCTAATGCACGTCAATCCACAAGAAGTAGCTGGATTAGCCTCTATTATGCCTATAACTATAAATCCACAAACAGGACAGCCTGAAGCCTTTGTAGGGGCTATATTAGGCAGTTTATTAGGCGGTACCATATTTCCTAACTTATTAGGTGCAGGTCTTGTAGGAGCAGCCGGTGGTGCAGCTTTTGGTTCAGGACTAGGCACATATTTAGAAACAGGTGATTTAGAAAAAGGTATTGCATCTGCTGTATTAGGATATGGAGTGGGAGATATTATGGGTAATATTTCTACAGCAGGTGGTGAAGAAATGATTTCACAAGGTTATGCACAACAAGCTTTAAATGAAAATATGAATTTAGCTGCACAGCAAGCCGTACAGCAAGCAGAAGTAGCAGCAAATGTTGCAGGTAGCACATTAGACCCTGAATTATCTGCTCGTATAGCTGAAACAGCAAGACAACAAGCTGCAAACCAAGGACTAACTGGTGTTCAATTAAAAGACGTAGCAGCTAAAACAGCAGATTCTTTAGATTTTGCATATACAAATATGACACCTACAGAAAGAATGACTGAGTTAGGAAAAAATTTAGTATCGTCTGATACTGTAGGAGCAGTTGCTGATAACTATCTACCTATAGCTTTAGGTGGTGGTTCATTAGCTGCACAGAATGCACAGGATAGATATCTACAAGATATGGATATGCTAAGAGCAGAAAGAGAAAAAAGAAAAAAAGAAATGTATGCTAAATATCCTGAAGTAATACATTCAAGAAATCCTTATTTGAGATATTTTTCTGCTGAAGGTGGAGAAGTGCCTTCATATCAAGAGGGCGGGGAAGTTGTATATGGTGTTGGTAACGAAGGACAATTTAGACCTTCTAATACTTATATGCCCGGAATTGATCCAGAGTTTAATTTTTTTCCTAATAGAGTAATACCTGCATCTGCAATTAGTGCAGCACAAGCAGCAGCCGGAGAAACTCAAGAATTTACACCTCCTCCTATTTTGCCTACTACTTATCAACCTATGGTATTACCTGATTATGACTATGATGCTGTACCTGTAGGTAGTGTATTAGGAAGAGTACAAGATGCTTATAATGCTGGATTACCAACAACTACACAGTTATTAAGTCCTTTTCGTAATGTAGGATTAGAAGGTGCTGTAGCAGGAGCAGGACGTACTTTTACCGCATACGGTTCTGATGTAACAGGGGCAAATGCTAATAAAGTGCAAACAGGTGCTGATACGTATGTAAATACAGATACTGTATATGATACTGGCTCTGGGCAAACCAACATAACCGATAGCGATCTTACTAATAATCCGGGCAGCACAGTCATAGATAATAATGATGGTACATCTACAGTTATTTATGAGGATGGAACAACTACCACAGTAGCAAATGAACCATATACTGAAAATGTAACTGTAACAAGTAATACTACAGTAACTACAGATGCAGATGGAAATACACAAGTAGTAGAATTACAACCGGGTGATCCCGGATATGTTGATCCTAATAGTGATGAGTATACAGAATCTGTTTACGGGTATGGTTCAGGTGGTGGTCCTCAAGGTCAAAATCCTTATGCTGGTGATTCAGCTACTACTATGACACAGGTAGAAGCTAATAGAGCAACTTTACGAGAAGCGGCAGTTGCAGCAGGAGTACAAGAATCTTATGATGCTGCTATAGCAGCAGGTATACCAGCAAGTAAAATAGTTATAGGCACTGATCCTAGTGCTGTTTCTAATATTGTTAAAGATAATCCTGACACTGAAGAAGATGAATCAAGCATTATTGTAGGACCAACAGGTTACGGTAAACAAGGTTCATTAGAAGACGGTACGTTTGTTTATACAAACACAAATCCTGAACTTGGTTATGTTGCAGATTCTACTGAAAATCTTTATCCCGGTGAAAGACGTGTAGCAACTACAGGAATTTTGATAAGCCCTGATGGAACAAGAACACAAATAGATGATTTAACTACATTTAAAAATCCTATGGATGGTAGTGTGATCGAACTTAACAATGGTTATACAGTATTAAATGTTCCGGAAGTAGGTGACATACGTTATTCAGGTGTGGGTATGTACGCTGATGATCCTTCTTATGGTGGAGCATACGAAAGAGACCCTGCTGTTGTTCATGCAGGAAATATTTACAAAACACTTAGCAGAACAGAACAAGCAGATAAAAGAACTGCATATCAACAAGCTTTAGCTGATGCTTTAGCTAGAGGTGATATACCTTCTGCAGATTATGAAAAGTTAAAAAAACAAACTTATGAAGATTATTTAGCTTATTTAGAAGCTAAAGAAGCTGAAGAAGCAAAAGAAAAAGAAGAAGAAAAAGAAGAAGAAGTAGAAGAAACAGAAGAAGATAAAGAATATGTAAAGGACGATAAAGATGAAGATGATCCTCTTTATACTACTGGTGTAGGCATAGAGTCAATGCAACAGGGTATGCAAGTTCCTGATATGAGTCGTGAAATATCATTACAACAGGAAATAAGAGAGGCTGTTTTAGGAAATCATCCTAATCCTGATAAAGTTATACAAGCATATATAGAGCAGTTTGGAGTAGATGCTTTTTTACAAGCTAGAGATTCAATCCTTAGACAACAAGTACCTAATGCACAAACTCAAGGTTTGATTATGGGCATGGGAGGAGGAATGGAAGATAACATTATAGGTATGATTGGTAATCAGCAAGGAGTAGCTGTATCGCCCGGAGAGTACATAATACCAGCAGATGTAGTATCTATGTTAGGAGATGGAAATTCTAATGAAGGTTCCGACAAGCTTGATAATATGCTAGATCGAGTTAGGACAGAAAAAACAGGAACTACTAAACAAGCTGCTCCACTAAACGATAAAAAGGTAATGGCAGGTTAATATGAATATGTTTGAAGTTGAAAAATTTGATGAATCAGATACTAATTACGTAGAAATAAAAGAAGAATATCCTGATTACATAATAAGTTTGATTCCTATAAATTTATTGTATACGGTTTGGGATGATGCAAAACCACATTTAGAAAAGGCAGTAAGACGTTCTGGCGGTAGATGGACTATAGATTACGTTTACGAAGCTTTAATGAATGATGAACAGCAGCTATGGGTAACTTTAGATAAAGACAATAAGGTATTAGGTGTAGCTACTACACAATTTATTAGATATCCGGCTAGTTTGATGTGTGCGATACAGTACATAGGTGGAGATCAGTTTAAAGAGTGGGCTTGGTTGCTCTGTATGAAACTTGAAGCTTGGGCAAAAGATTCGGGTTGTGATGGAATAGAGGGTACAGCTAGGTTCGGATTTTGGAAATGGTTAAGCAGGTCTAATTGGAAGAAAGCTTATACGGTATTTGAAAAGAGGTTTGACAATGAGTAAAGGCGGTGGCGGAGGTGGTGTTCAAGAAACCACATCAACAGTAACACAAACTAACTTACCTGAGTATGCAGAGCCATATATAACTAGGCTTATGCAAAGAGCAGAGACTGAATCTCTTGCTCCTTATACTACTTATGAAGGGCAAAGATTAGCTACATTTAGTCCAGAACAAGAACTAGCTATGACAGGTAAAGCTGGATTAGCTGTTGCAGGTGATCCTACACAAATAGCACCAGCAAGTAGTGTTATGCAAGATTTAGCTATGAATCAGATGATGACACCTGAAGGAACTATGGTTCCAGCTATAGGTTCAGGACAAGCAGTAGGTGCTAGTCGTTTTAATCAAATAACAGGAGTTGATTCAGCAGGTAATCCTGTTTACGGCAATGTTCAGTCTTATATGAATCCCTATCAACAAGCAGTTATAGATATGGCTAAAGAAGCTGCTAGAGAACAGTCGTTAAAAGCCAGTAATTTAATAGCCCAAGATGCTGCTGCATCAGGCGGTTTAGGTGGTTATAGAGAAGCTATTATGCAATCTGAAAGAGAAAATGCTTTAGCTAAACAAATAGGCGATATACAACTAGCTGGGTCTGCTGAGAATTATGCACAAGCACAAGCGGCTTTTGATAGAGATAGAGCAGCAAGGTTTAGTGGAATAGGTATAGATCAAGCTACCAGAGGTCAACAACTAGGTGCTGCTGGTGCATTAGCTGACTTAGGTTTTGCTAGACAAAGAGCAGAAATAGACAGACTAGACCAATTAGGACAGGCAGGAACAGCTAGACAAGCTATGCAACAACAAATATACGACATGGGTTATCAAGAGTTCCAAGATCAACTTGCTTATCCTAGACAAAACATATCGTTCTACCAACAGGCTTTAAGAGGTATGCCTATAACTCCGGGACAGCAAGTTTCGAGTTATCAACCTACTCCATCTGCCGCATCTACAATGCTAGGATTAGGGTTAGGTGGACTAGGCATTTATCAGGCTTTAGGAGGAATGCGTTAAACATTGAACGTTCAATATTTAAAAGGTAACAAATGAATATACTACAAATAGAAGACGATATTAAATCATTACCAGACTCAGCTTTGATGCAATCTATGCAAACAGGTGCTTATCCACAGTATTTAGTTATATCTGAGTTAAAACGCCGTAAAGACATGAGAAAAGATTATGCGGGACGTATGGCTTCTTATAACAAAGACAATACTGTAGCTGACAAGATTATGAACGAAGCTAGTATGAGTATGATGAATGAAGGTCTTGGTGGTATGGCTCCTCCTGCAATGGTTAGTATGCAAGGTATGCCACAAAACACACCTGCAATGCCTGTAGGCAATCAGGGTATAGGGCAAATGATGCCTAGTAACATGGTAGGTATGAAAGAAGGTAAAGAACTACCAAATAAAGGCTTAGAAGCGTTAGCTGAAGTAGCACCTGAAGTAGTAGAAAAAATGGGCTATAGCGAAGGCGGTATAGTAGGTATGCAAACAGGAACACAAGTACCTTTTAACATTTACAATCCTATAGGGGTGGGAGAGTTTTATGACTTCTATTCAGAAAGAATGCAACCTACACAAGCAGAATTAGATTATCAAAATTTAATGAGGTCTTATTTTGATCCAGAAGAACAAGAAAAAAGAAGACGTACAGCACAAGGACTTGATTTAGTAAGAGCAGGATTAGCTGTAGGAACATCTGCAACACCACAACAATTACAACAAAATTTAAATCCTGTCATTGAAAGTGCTGCCAAGACTATAGCTGCTGCTGATAGAGATGCTTTGACACAAGCTAAACTTGAAGCAGATATAGCTAAAACAGACAGAGCAAGAGAGACTAAAATAGCTGAACTTGCATATAAATCAGAGCAAGCAAAAAAGTTAGGTGATTATTACGAAAGAATGGGTTCTAAACCTCAAGCTAATGAAGCATTAGCACAAGCTTTAGCTAGAGATATACCTGATATGTATGGAACTCCTATAAGAAATGAAAAGGGGGCTATAACAGGCTATAAACCTAATCAAGCTGCATATAATAAATCTGGTGAACTTATAGGCTACGGCACTATAACTAGAGGTGAACTGTCTAGGGACGTTGACTTAAAAGAAGAGTTAAACGAAGCAGTAACAGGACGAATAAATACTACTGAACATGAAAGATTTGTAGATAGGGCAATGAAAGGACAAGAACCCGGATATGAAGGTTTAAATGAAACACAAATAAGAGAGAAAAAGAGAGCAGAATATATAGCAGAAGAAGCTAAAAAATTAGGTATTTCTATGCAATATGGTGGAGGACAAATACCTGCTTTACCTGAAGACCCGCCTATGATTGATATGAGCAGTAGGTTCTAAAATGGACTATTTGCTGTCTGACGGATCGTTTTTATCTTTGCCAGATGATTTAACTGAAGAAGAAATACAAGAACGAATACAAAGTTTTGAAACAAAATTCATAACTCCTACAGTTCAAGAAGAAACTGTAGCGACCACACCTGTTGTTACAGAAACCATAGAAGAACCTCCTCTAACTATAGAAAATCCTTATGATGCTATAGCACCTAATTTACGTCCACCTGAGTTTTATGATGAGGGCGATGTTTTAACACAACAATTTGTAGCTGGTTCTGAACAAGAAGCTTTAGCTAATATAGATAAACAAAAAGTATATGAGTCTTTATTAGAAGAAGAACAAGTTACTAATGAATACAACACACTTTTAGACAAAGAAAAAAATCAAAGTCTTTCTCCTGATGAGATAAAAAGAAAACAAGACCTCCATATTATGCTGTATGGGACCGGAAAATCCGGACAGATTCAGGAAATGTTTCCGGGGCAGCCTATTTCTGCACAAATGTACGAAACTGATGAAAAGGCAGAAAAAGGACTTATACAGTTTAATCAAGATACTCTTAATACATTTAATACATTACAAAAATCCATAGAAGAGGTAGAAGTTAGTGATGCTTTTAAGTGGGTTATGCAAGAGGGACATGGTGAAAACCCTAGAGCATTAGGTGCATTTTGGAATGATTTAGATTTAAGCCAAAAATTTGACTTTTTAGGAGACATAGTTGGTCGTTCCGGATCAGCGTCATTACAAATTGCAGGAACAAGTTTAGGTATAGGTGGTATTTTAAGAAGTTTTGGTGCAATTCCACAGATAGCCGGTCAAGTAGTGGGTACTGGTGGTATGTCAGGTTCTATTGAATATAGTCACTCTATGCACGAATACTTACGTGCTAACGGATTAGACATGACTGATCCTGAATCCATTAAAGCTATCATGTCTAATGATCAAATTATAGAAGAAGCACATGATTATGCTTTAAAAAGAGGTGGAATTATAGGTCTTGTAGATGGTGTTACTGGCGGTATAGCAACTAGAATTATTGCTCCTTCTGTTATAACAAGTGCTAATCGTTCTGTAATGCCTTTTGTTAAGGGTTCAACTGGTACTGCTGTAAATCCTTATGTAAGACAAAGTTACAATCTGCTTGCTCAAACACCTTTACAAATGGGCTTGCCGGGTGGTGCAGAATACTTTGCTCAGTTAGCAACTTTAGAAGATGGCGAAAGAATATCTTATGGTGAAGTTCTTGCAGAAGCTTTAGGTGAATCTGTATTTGTACCTGCTGATGCTATTTTAGGAGGTATAAGTGCTAACCGAGAGGTAGCTGGAATAACTGCTGCAAAAGATGAACTTTTTAATAGAGTAGTAGAAGAACTCCAAATAACTAAAGAACAAGGGAGGCAATTAGGTTTAGAAGATATAGCAGGTAGTATAGTAGTAGCAGATGGTAAAAAAATTATTGATTCAGGAATTCCATTTTTTAATGATGCTTTTAAAATTTATCAAGAAAATCAAGAAAAAATAAATATATTTGCAGACACAGATAGTGATGTTATAGCACCTAATCAATTTTCTTTTCAAAAAGACGCACAAGGCAAATTTGTAATTACAGATACTCATCAACAAGTTATAGGAAATACATTTAATACAGAAGCAGAAGCCGCAGGTGTATCAGGTGTATTAAATTTAATAAGTGGTGCTAATTACTCAAATGAGTTAAAAAATAATTTTGCCATTATGCAGGGTCTTAATGCAGACTCTGAAACAAATCCTTTTGTAAATAAATTAGGAAATGCTGTTTTAAATCCTTACTTTGGAAAAATAGATATACGAGATATAGAAGCATCTCCAAATGTAAATTCTGCTGCTTATGAAAGATTAATCAATGCAGTAGGCAGAGAAGCAACAGGTGTAGATATATTATCTTTGCAAGGTGTATTGCCTCAAGCAGATATAAATAGATTATTAGACATAAAAGCAAAAAGACTCTACGAAGAAGCCGGATTTACTAAAAACTTACCTACCAACGTTACGGTCAAGATGATAGAAAATCTTGGCAAAAAATTAAATGTAAATATAGACACTAAATCTAATGGATTTAAATCTTTATCATTACGTTTAACAGGTCAACCAAATTTCAACAAACTCAACGGTCAACAAAAAAGATTAATATATTCTTTTCTAAGCACCCTTCCTGCACATGAAGGTAATGTTATTACCTTGCCTGACTTTTCACCACGTCCTTACACATTAAATGAATACAATCAAGTTGTAGAAGTTTTAAATACAGGTTCTGCACCTACCATACCTAATATAGTCAAGGCTTTAGGTCTAAATCCCAACAACTTAGCAGATAAACGTGTAGCCACTAGGTTACGTCAAGACCTTGTTTCTGCCGGTATAGTTGATCAAAAAGGTAGTAAATATAAATTTAATGCTAATGGTGAGTGGACACTTAATAGTGTAGAGCAATCTAAAATACAAAACGATCCTCAAGCTAAACAAGAAATTAAAGATATACAAAAATTTCGTAATTTATTGTCTACTGCTTTAGAGAGAATGAACTTGCCTGAAGTGGCTTTGAGATTAGATAAAGCTATACAAACTAGAGTAGGACAAGCTAATCCTGAAGCAGAGGGTCAATTTGATCCTGTATGGTCAGAAGTATTTTTAAGTGTAGCTAAAGCAAAAGAGGGCACAACAACAGAACAAGAGGTTTTAGATAAGCTGTCTAAAACTATGGGACATGAGTTATTTCATGCTGCTGTATTTTTAGATTTGTTTTCTCCTCAAGAGAGAGCAAATTTAGATAACTATGTAAGAAACAATGAATTAAACAATAAAACAGCAACAGAAGTTTTAGGCAAAGAGCAATTAAACGTGCTTAAAGAAGATTTGGGCAGAATGCCCACATATCTTGAAGCTGTAGAATTTAGATACAACACCATAGATAATCAAAATTTAAACTCAGTAGATTTATTAGAAGAAGCTAATGCTTTATTGTTTGAAGATTATATAGAAAACAAAAAATTATCAGGTAAGCCTAGAAGTTTAATGGAAAGAATTAAAAAGTTTTTTACCAGTATAAATAATGGCTTAAATGAATTAGGGTATCAAACCTACGAAGATGTTTTTGATAAGCTTGTAGGTGGAGAAATAGGGACTAGAGAAAGATATGGTGATACTAATCAATCTGTTGAAGTCATTGGAGTAGACGAATTTGGAGCACCAACTAGAAATTATGAAGTACAAACTCCTGTAGTAAGAACAAATAGAATATTAGCTACTGAGTTTGCTGATCTTTTAAGGATTACCGAAATTAGCATAGGCAATGAATACTTTCCTGATGCTGCTGATAGAGCCTCACCTGACTTCAAAAGACCTTTACAAGATTCTCCAAATCTTAAATATAAACTTTCTAACGTACAGCAAAGACCTACTACTTTAACCATAGAGTTTATGAGGGGTGCTATAAATGAAGAATATGGAAATGACATAAATGAAATAGGTCAAACTATATTTGGTAGAGGAATTGTCAATAATAATAATGTTGTCAGAAGATTGGGAAGAACATTAGAAAATGCGGAAGTAGGCGAAACACAAGCACAACTTTATGAAATGACGCAGAGAACGCTTATAAAGAAAAATTATCCCGATAGTTTTTCTGTTTATGTAGTAGGAGATTTAAATAGAAAAACAAACTCAACAGTTGCTACAAATAATTTAGAAGAAGCGATAAAAATAGCAAACGAATTTGTTGGTGCACCTTTCCAAATATTAGGTAATGACAAACTAATAACTGAGTACACAATAGATAGACAAAAAGTAATGTTGGATAAAGATATTATGTTTGGTTTGAAGCCACCGGCTTTTGCACAACCTTCTTTACCGGCTACAGATTATTTATTAATTGGCTCTACTGCTCTAGCCGTAGCACCTAAACAAGAAATTAGCTATCAAGCCGAAACACCGCCGCAAGGTAAAGTAAAAAGAAAATTAAATTTAGGACCGTTAAAACCTAAATACAAGATGTCCGGTATAGAGTTTTTATCATCAAAAGGCACTAGAGGTAAACAAATAAAAGACAACTTACGGGTGTATGGTAGACCTTTAGAAATGGAAGGACAGGCTACACTTGCACAAAGAAGATTAAGTAAAAAACTCAAACTTTCAGAGCCTTTAGATGACATAGCATTTGAAAATGCTAAAAAAGACCTGTTGAGTATGATTAATGAAGGTGCTGATATGCTTGAACTAAGTATACATCCAGCTACTTTAGAGGGCATGAGTAGAATGTCAGAGTTACAAACAACTGCTGATCAATATTTAAACAGTTTAGGTGAAGAATGGTTTAACAATAATTCTTATTTGAATACACGTAAGTTTATTATTGACGGCAAAAAAGTAACGGGTGTCAGAAAAGCTATTGTATCTTTGCGAGAAAAAGCTGAAAGTTATTCTAGCAACCCTGTGCCTAACAACCGACAAGCTTATATAGTATTGGGACCGCCAGCATCAGGTAAATCATTCTTTGCAGAGGAAATAGCTAGAAACTATGATTTAGCAATAGTAGATAGTGATGATGTTAAAAAGATTATGCCTGAATATAAAGGTGGGGTTGGTGCTAATGCAACACATACAGAGGCATCTTTACTAGCAAATACTGTTCGTGAAAACTTTATGGCGGAAGGTAAAAATATTCTTTTACCAAGAATAGGTGGTTTAGCTAAACGTAAAGCAATACAGAATACAATTAGAGATTTACAGGAAAATGGCTACAGCGTTAAAACTGTATTAGTAGATGTAGATTACAAGACTGCATTAGGTAGAATGTATGAACGTTTTGCTAAAACAGGTAGACTTGTACCTCCTATATATTTAGAAGAAACAAAAAACACTCCTATAGATACATTTCATAGGGTAAAATATGTAACTGACGGTTACGCATGGATAGATAATAATGGCGAACAAAATCAACAAGTCATCAGACAAGACTCTGGGATTCTCCCTTCCTCTATTTACGGAGCAAGACAATCTCAAGTCAGACGAATACTCAGAGAAAGCAGCGAAATTAATGCACCAGAAACTGTTTCCTCAGAAGTAGTAGACTTACAAGAAGCTATAGAAGGTGCTAAAGGCATCAACGAAAGACTTGTAAGAGCAAATCGTTCTCCTAAGTTTAATTTAAATGCCTCTCCTGAAGCCATTAGAACAGCGTACATCCAAGAATTAAAAGACCCTCTATCTTTTATACCGAAAGATAAATTAACTCCTAAATACTCTTTAAAAGAACGCAATCCTAGATTTGACGATAAGTTTCAAGAGTTAATAAGTAAAGTAACTATTCGAGACAAAGTAGAAGATGCACCTAGTATGGGAAGGCAAATCTTAGAAACTGCTAAAGGTTATATGACTGAAGACGCTATCAGGGAACAATTAGTAGATAGATACGCCAGATTTAAAACTTTAGAGATGACAGCAGCTAGGGCAAGAGGTCAAAATGAAAATGCCATGACAGCAGACATATCTGCTGTTAGTGCTCTTATGATGTCAGATAGAGCCGGTGAGATATGGAGAGCAGCCTTCATGGAAGGAATTATGGTTTATGATCAAGCAAAAGGATTTGTTAGGGTAGAAACAATATCTCCTATTGACGGTAAACCTGTAATACCTCCAATGGAGTTTTTAGCACCAGCTTGGGCAGATAAAACAGGTGACACATTAGCAGCTTTTCAAACTGTGCGTGTAAGTAAACGTGAAGAACGTTTTGATGCAGAAGGAAAACCGGTCAAAACAACAGCACAAGACAGGAAACTAGCAGCAGATGCCTTAAAAAAATATCCTGAGTTGCAAGAAATGTCTGATGCTTATGATAGGTGGGATGAGCACGTAGTAAAATTTTTAGTAGATACTGGTGTTTTAGATGAGGCAACTGCTATTGAATGGACAAAGCATTCAGATTACTTTCCTTTTTATAGAATGATGGGTCAAGACCCTGTAACCGGAGAAGTAGAGTCAAAGGGTCCGCAAATATTCAAAGGTATGTCTATAAAAAGAAATATTTTTGTAAAAGCTAAAGGAAGTAAAGACAAAGATATTGTGGATGGTGTAGTTGCTATAGGTGACAACCTTAGAGCAGCTATAACATTGGGTATGAAAAATGTAGCTGCAAATCGTGTTGTGAGAGACATGGTAGACGCTGGATTTGCACAACAGGTTCCTTTAAACAGAAAAGGAAAAAATATAATTACTATAAGAGTAGGTGGTAAAAATAAAGCTTTTGCTGTGGAAGATAAGCCTTTGTTTGAAGCCTTTCAAAACTTTGAAGGCGGAGCCTTAAACTTTGGTGGTTTCTTTTCAAGATTAACCGCAACGCCAAAAGAAGCTTTGAGTGCTCTTATTACAAGAACACCGGACTTTTGGATTAGACAGGTGCTAAGAGACTCCATATCAGCACAAACTATATTAGGTGGTAACTTTATACCTTTGGCGACAAGCTTGCGTAATTGGAGCAGAGTGTGGAGTGGAATGATTGCAAAGAGATTGCCATTCGTAAAAGAGGACTTAATACCTGAAGGTGTTACTAAATTGAGGCGTGCCGGTGTTATATCCGGTTATGATACTGTGGCTAGAGAAATAGACAATTCACAAAAGCTTATCAAAGCCGCTTATAAAAAAGCCGGTATAAATAATAGAGGCACCCTAGAACAAATATATAAGGCACCCTTTGATGCCTTTTTAGGTATATGGAATATTATAGGAGAAGGCACCATTTCTTCTGACGCAGCTACAAGATTAGCCGTCTACGAGGATATTTTGGCTAAAACCGGTAATGAAGCTGAAGCAACCTTTCAGGCTATGGAGGTTTTAAATTTTACTAGAAGGGCTAAAAATCCTTTAATGCAATACTTTGCAACTGTTATACCTTTTATGAATCCTAGACTACAAGGTGTAGATGTATTTTACAGAGGTGCAACAGGGGCATACGGACAACCTCAAACCTCTAAACAAGCTAGAAGAAGGGCTTTTGGACTTAGAATGGGTATGTTGGCTTCTTTAACTCCTCTTTATTACTTCTTAGTTTCTGATTCTGATGAATACAAAGAAGCACCGGAAGAAATAAGAGACAATTATTACATAATACCTAAGAGTAAAGATTTGTTTGGAGAGAACACAGGAATACTCGGCTTTCCTATACCTTTTGAAGTCGGTTTATTTACTTTCACGATTCCTCTAAGAATTTTAAGGTACTTCAACAATGATGAAACGTTTAAAGAAATGTTTAAGGGTATATTCAGAAGAATAGGACAATCTCTTGCTATAGACCCTAGACAAGCTACTTTCCTTAACGCTCCTTTAGAGAATACGATGGGATATGATTTCTATACGGGTAGAGATATTGTGCCTCCTAGAATGCAAAGCCTTGACCCACAATTACAATATAGACCTAGTACAAATAATTTATGGAAAGAAATAGGCGAAGAGATAAATGTATCACCTTTATACATTGAGAACTTGTGGAGAGGTTACACAGGAACTATAGGTATGTGGGTAGCTAACTCTACAGATTCAGCTAGTAGAGAACTTTTTGGTATGCCTGACAGACAAGCTTTCAGATTTGACGAGTTACCCGCAGTTGGTTCTCTACTTATACCTTCAGAGGGTAGAGGATTAGAAAACGAGTTTTATCTACTGAAAGAAAGCACAGACTTACTTTTATCTAGCATAAAAGATGCAGAAGATAAGATACTAGATAGAGATAGATTTGCCTTTAATTTAAGTAATGAATATAAATTTGAGTATATGAGTGTGCTAGAGAGCCTTACAGAAGAGTTAAATAATATAGATGATTTAATTTCTCAAACTAGAGATGAAGAAACAAGAATACTAAACAGCACAGACCTTGATCCTGACGAAAAAGCAAAAGCTTTACAGGAACAACAAGCAACAAGGAACTTCATACTCAGAGGTATGGGAGATAAAAGAGTAGAACTCGAAGAAGGTTTGTTTGAAACAATAAGAGCTAATCAATAAATATTGAACGTTCAATATTTAAAGGCTTTCAAGCAATATATCCGAAACCACGCAGCGAGAAAGCCAGATAGCAGCGAGAAACTGGTGACTTTTTAGGTCAATTTATGCGGGTTTGAGGCTATATATCCGAAACGACTAGCTAAAAATTACGTGGGTAATTACGAACGGTTCGGGAAATGTAGCAATAGGTTAAGTTTCTTTGATTAATCTTTCGTAGTCTTCAGGGTCAGTAATTGATGTTGATACTTCGTGGGAAAAAGGATTAGATTTTTTAAATCCTACGTCTAAAGAGTGATGTAACTTCTCTGTATATCCTACAGTATCATCCCAAGCTTCTTTTTTTTTTATTCTTTCTTTTTCTGCTTCTTCTATATGTGCAAGACGAATGTATTCATCATCTAGTGAAGATATTGCTTCTAAAAAAATAGAACCGGCACTCGTAGTGGCATTAGTTACAGAATAAGGAAAAGCTGTAGTGCCTGTGCCTGCCTCTAAAGGTGCAAAAGTGCTATAATTAGAAAGACCTAAAAAGATTTTTTTGTCTCTATTTTTACAGTTTTCGCACTTTACAACTCGTTGGTATTGTCTCTTGTTTATTTTTCCTAGTTCAAATATATGCCTTTGATTAGTAGCTTTATCCTTGCCCTTTGAGTTAAATAATGGTTGATACCTATCTATTAGTACCGCTTCCCAATACTTACGTCTATGCTCCTGACAAGGCAATATTCTTACAGAATCGAATTTTTTCTTAGAATCTTTTACGTGAGCACCTATCCTAGAGTAAACACTTTTACTCTCGCCCACGTAGACAACAATTCCGTCAAGTATCAAAACATAGACACCTGAATCTACAATTCTAATCTCGTTCTTTTTTGTGTTTCTGCTCAACACTCTTTTTTTCTAGTCCAACGGGTAAACTAACTGTTGTATCTTTGTTCTGCTCTAAGACGGTTTTCTTCTTCTTTCTCTTGAATAATGCCATATTGACTCCCCCTTTCGTGTTTCAATGGTTTTGTGGTGAAGAATCCCTTGTACTCAGGATATGTGTGATGAAAGAATCTAGCATAATAAGCTATCCAATCATTCGATATTTTAAAAGTATTACCTTTCGTTACTATATCTGTCTCCCACCTTATGCGTTGCATTATCGCCCAATGGCTATAATTTTTCTTGCCGGCTCGTATAGCTTCAAAGGTAAATCTTTGAAATAACTCCCATACTTTAGGATTTTTTTTGTGCCATTTCCACCATTTTTGCTTCTTTGATTCAGTAACTTTTGTTAAATTCATTCACTAACTCCCTAAAGTCCTCTCTTGCTATTTTGTTATCTGCTAGTTCTGATCTGCTTTGTATGTTAATTCTTTCTTTAAGTTCTCTAACTGCATCTTCTTCTGTGAATACTCCTAGAAAAGCCCAAAAACTTTTTTCTCTACACAACAGTCCGGCTTGTGCTACTGCCTTTTTACCTTCAGCTTTTATTGTAGGCATTACCGGTTCTTCTTGATCATTCATTAAAACCATAGCCACTTGATACCTTGACCCTGTAGGTTGCCTGAATAAATCTTCAGGTAGATCGTCAGGATGTATAACCAAAGTCAAATTGATTCCTTTTACGTCTTTTCGCATATAACTCTGTATAGCTTCAAACGTCATTGCCATGTCTCTTACACTCATTGTTGCACTCCTAGATGTATATTATTTCAAACTTTATTTCTGCGACTGTATCAATCCAAAAGAACACCACATAAATAAACAAAGATGCTATTGCTAAAGCTATGGTAGTTTTTATAACTGTTTTCCATTTATATTTAACTAAGTCTATGGCTCTATCCACAAGCTTAAATACTCTGTCTCTTTTTCTAATTTGTTTTTTTGGTCTACCCATTAGCTTTGCTCCTTATCTGTAAATTCGTTATACGGTTCAATGACCATTGGTTCATCAGGTAAATCTATCAGTTCATAAGATTTGATTTCTTTTATAGTCCCATCAATTTCTGTAGGCGGATTAACGAGCATTTGATATTCAGCTTGTGCTATTGCCTCTTTTAATGACTTTGTAGTGACACTACAGTATTTGACTTGTTTTGTAGTAACTCTTAAATTGTATGTTTTCATTTTTCTCCTATTACTATCATCAGTAAGTGTGTAGCTAGTGCATGGTGGTTTAGCACTTATTTACTTTCATCCTCAACCTACTTCGTCACCCTACAAACAGATATAATCTTAGTAGTTCAGACTTCAGGATTTTATAAAGGCTCACTCCTAGCTACACTAAACATTGAACATTCAATGTTTATTACCGTTATACTCAGCAAAGGTTTTTTTCGCCCATGCTAAAGCATCTATTCCCTTCAAAGCCCACCATAAACTTTCGTCTCCCTTTGTATGGCATTCCATGTGGCAATTCGCACAAAGACTGACTGCATATTCATCTGAATTTTTTATTCCCCACCCTCTTTGTTCAGCGTGTCTAAGGTGATGAGCGTGCTCACCCTCTCTGCCACATACTAAACAAGCATGAGTTCTAATGTGTTCTAAGTAGGCTTTACTCCTAAACTTCATCAAAAAGGTATATCCTCGTCTGTAACCTCTGCAACTGCTTCTTGCGTCACCGGTTCAGGTTCTTCCTTTTTATAAGGCATTTCTAACTTTGCGTATGAATAACCTGTGCCTTTTTTAGATACCCTGTCCCATGTAGCTAAATCCATTTTGATACATTCCTCCGGCGGTTCTTTGGTATTCATTTCCGTTTCACCGTTCTGAAAGGCTTCTGCCATTTTTTTTAGCAAAGATTTAGGCACTAGCAAACTTCCTTTGTTATCGGGATGTCCGTCTAGCTTTTTATATTTGTTTGTAAAGATTGCTCCTTCTCCGGATATAAATTTCTTATCCTTCATTTTTCTTCTCCTTCTGTTGTTTTTCGGGTAATTGTTGTTTGAGTGCCTTAAAAAACTCTACAGTTTCGTCATATAACTTTGGAGCGTGTTGTTGCACCAACTTGAATTGATTTTTGTGCTTGTTATACATAACTTCTAATTCAGTTTTAGTTTCTACCGGAAACTCTTTGAGAGTATCTAAAAACTTAGTAATAAAGTATTGCGGTTCAAATGGTTCACCTTCAAACAAAATAGGTTCTTCTTGTGGTATATCCTCAACCGCAACTGCTTCTTGTTTTTTGGGAGCCGATTTAGGTTTTGTTTGTGCTTTTGGTTCTGCTCTGTCGGCAATATCTTCACCCCTGTAAACATGACTGCCTAATCCAAACATAGAAATATTTTTTGTTAAACACCTCATTTTAGTGTTAGCAATATCAACAACACCCCAATTTTTTTTGGCTTGATTGTTGTGATCTGTAACAGCTAACCACATGGAATGAGTCAATCCTTCTATAGTCACCGTACTATGTACGGAAGCTGTACCGTCAGGATAAACCATGCAGTCCATAATTCCGTGAGTAGGATGATCAAAAGTTTTAAATTCGTATTGTATATCCGGATAATGTGTATTTATTTCTTGCCACATATCAGTCCAACTTATGTAGTCAAACTTACCTTTCTTTTCCTTTTCAACCGTAACGGAGTTTAATTTACTCCATACACTTTGTTTACTCATTATCTGCTCCTTTATTGGTTAATAAATCTAGTAGTGCAATCTTGTCTGTTTTGACAAAATCTTTTTTCTTTGTTGTATGCTCTATGTTTAAACCCTTATATCTAAAACTAATGACCAACTTATCATCTATTTCTGTTAGTTTTGGATTTAATCCCCTACGTGATGAAACTTGTATAAATCCGATTACTGCCCTCTCGTAAGTGTCCTGTTCTTCGTAATCAAGAAACATTTGCTTCCTCTTTATCTATTGAAGATTCAATCTTTGACCAATGTTCTACAGGGTCATAGTTTTTATTCAGCTTCCAAAACTTTAAAAGACAGTTAAACATATCTTTATGTTTTTCATGGGTATCATCCCAAATATGACAAGCAATTAGACTTGTGTTCTCCCTATCTATGAATATAGATACTCTTTCCGCCTTCTCATATCCGCACCCTTGAGCGTAAGCGGATAACTGCATACCATGTTCGTCATACACTAATCTTTTAGGGTCTTTGCCTTTCAGATCATCCTTAGTCTTAAAGTCTACAAATATACCCCTCTTAGAATACAAATCTATCTTGCCCCCATATCCCTCTTTGGCACAAAAAGCATCTTCTGCTATCCATGTTTCTAGGGGATAGTTATCGTCTAGCCAATCCATAATCGCTAAATAAGGCTCTGTCTTTACACCTGACATAAATCCTTGCTCTATCTCATAATGAATCTCACTTCCTCTCTCTGCTGACTTAGTGCCTACTAATTTAGAATGCTCTCTGCATCTACTAACATATTCGTCTATGGTTTCATCTGACTCTATGTTTAAAACCATTGTTGATTTTATAGCTTCGGTTATCTTCCACCTTTCTAATGCCGGTTTAGCAGATACACCTATAATTCCTGTAACTGACGGAACAAGTCCAAGTTTTCTAGCATCAGCTAATGTAGTGTTCCTCTCTTTACCGTTAGCACCCGTAATCGTATACATGGGTTCACCTTCTTGCGTGTACCAATGCCCTGATTCGGAAGTATGTTTGTCTGTCATAATATCCCCTTATCAATTCTTTTTTGTTGTTCTAAATTTTCTTTAAGTGCATCATCAAGCATTTTTTCCATACGGTCTAAAATTGCTACACATTCTTTTAGTAGTCTTACCATTTCCTGACAATTAGCATCTGCTTCTTCAACTAGCTTTCTAATATCTTGTGCCATGACTAACGTTCCTCAACCCTAAATACTCTCAAGCCTTTATCTTCAACAAAAGTTTTTACTGCATAAAGTTCCTCGTCATTGAATTTATTAAGGGCTTGAACACAGCGATATACTTGCTGTCTTGAAGTATCTGTATCAAGAAATTTATTAGGTATAAGAAAGCTTTTTCCTATGTCTGTGGCTTCTAAAGTAGCCCTGATCTTCCCTTTGGGTCTACCTCTAGTTTCTTCGGGCATAGGTACATTTTCTATTTTGAATATATCCATTTGTCCTCTAAGGTTTCTTTTTGCCATTGAGCACTAGACTTACAGGAGTAGTGTGTATCTTTTGTATCTTTAAAGTCTTCTCCGCATACCCAACATATCAAGTAAGGTACTTCGTCTTGTACTAAATTAGCCATTAATTGTGTTACCGTAAAAATCTATTCTTGAATTTTATTGCAGATAGGATTATATTGTCAACATAATAATTTTCGCATAAGGCGACATAATTATTTCAGGAGAGCAAAAAATTAAAGACGAAATTATTCAAAGTGCCGAACACGAATTGCAACTAGCGGTATTGATACAGGCTATTAGAGATTGTGTTTCTGTAGATTATAAAACTCAGAAAAGGGCTATTGATTGGTTTACATCAGACGATTTTACTGATTTCTGTGAAGAGATTGGTTTGGATGTGTATACTCTTAGAGAGTCTATGCTTTCATTGGTGACGACTCCTAGTGCCACACTAAAAAAGAATGCAGAAGATACTATATCTAGTTTAAGGGCTTCTTTTTGGCAAAAAAAAACTCATTAAGTTAATGAGTTTTGTTAGTGGGTTCTAGTATATAACTAGCTAGTTATAAACTAGATAGTATAAATATAGTATTAATATAGTAAGAGAGCAAGTAATGATTTCAACTAATTTAGAAAATGTCGTTAGACAAACAAACGTATCAGTAGAGGAAGCGACAAGAATTAAATGTCCCGAATGTTCACACACAAGAAAAAAGAAAACAGAAAGAACAATGTCAGTCACATTGAAAGACAACAAGTATTTATACAACTGTTGGCATTGTGGTATATCAGGTAGTGTTGGCATGAACGAACCGACAAAAATTTTCCCAGCAGTTAAAAAAACTCCTGTCATTTCGGATAATTGGGAAGAAAAGCTTGATAATAAAACACCGAAGGTTGTAAAGGATTTTGTTAGTAAGCGTGGTTTGAGTTGGGAGGTCTGTAGTGATTTGGGAGTGACAAGTGCGACTAAAGGTTTTAATGGTTCGGGCATAGGACAAGCGATAGGCTTTCCATATAGGAAAGACGGAGAGGTGTATGCGGTAAAATGGCGAAGTGTGGAGGGCAAAAGTTTTACTCAGGACGGTTCTGCTAATACTTTTTTTAATTTAGACAAAGCAAATATTGAAGGTTCAATAGTTATTTGCGAAGGTGAATTTGATGTGGTTGCTATGACAGAAGCCGGAGTGGACAACGCCGTGAGTGTGCCAAACGGAGCACCCATGAAAGTATCTAACAATCGTGTTGACCCGTCCGAAGATAAAAAGTTCGCTTATCTTTGGAACGCCCAAGAGATTCTGCATAACTGTAAAAAGGTTGTTCTCGCCGTTGACAACGACTCTGCCGGTGATGTTTTGCGGGAGGAGTTATCACGAAGAATAGGTAAAGCAAAGATATTTAATGTTGAATATCCGGACGGATGCAAGGACGCAAATGATGTTTTGCAACAGCATGGTGTTGAAAAATTAAAAGATTTGGTAGAGAGTGCGAAGGCTTGCCCGATTACAGGCTTGAATGATGCAAACTTCTATAATGAAAGATTAACGGACTTATACAAAGGTGGACAGTTCAGAGGTATATCAACAGGATTTGAGTCTTTAGACAGGCTTTATACCATGTCTACGGGGATGCTGACGACAGTAACCGGAATACCTTCAAGCGGTAAGTCACAGTTCTGTTCACAGCTAATGTTGAATACAGCAATCAACGAAGGTTGGAAATGGTGTGTATGTAGTTTTGAAAACCCCGTTGAAGTTTTGATCGCCACAATGTCTGAAATGTACGTAGGCAAAAGTTTTTTTGAAGGCGAAGATAGAATGAGCGAAGATGAAAGACGACAAGCTTTAGAATTTATAGATGATCATTTTGTTTTTGTAGATCACATGGGAGGTGCTTCAACAGATATGACATCAATTATAGAGTTGGCACAGTCTAGTTGCTTACGCAAAGGCATCAGGGGATTACTAATTGACCCGTTTAATTTTGTTTCGTTACCGAAAGGTGAAACAAGCGAAACAAATCAGATAAGCAAGATGCTTACAGAGTTACAGTTGTTTGCTAAGAGTTCTGACATTCACGTATTGTTCTGTGCTCATCCGCATAAAATGTATCCGGATTCTTCAGGACAAACTCCGATCCCTACGGGACATCAGATATCAGGAAGTGCTTCATGGTTCGCAAAAACCGATCACGGATTGACCGTTGATAGAGCGGACGGGGACGGAGTTACAATAGTCAGTTGGAAATGTAGATTCAGGTGGTTAGGCGAACAAGGAATGATCAAGTTAGGCTTTGACGAAAAAACAGGAAGATACCTAGAAAATTCTACTTTTGGGATGTATGATGTAATGCAAACAAATATTGAACATTCAATAGATGATGAAGAGGAAGACGACAGTTGGCTCAATGAAATCTGATTTAGTAGATTTAGGAAGCCCTTACTTGCATAAGCATTTTCTTATGCGATTGGAAAGATTAGGGGAAGGGGATAAATTACTTAGATCAAAAGTTAGAAATCAAACTACATTTGATTTGCTACACATTTTGGATTTGATTAGTGATCACCAACACTCCGCCGGTGAACACCTGTTGGATTTAGCTGTGAAAAGCGGATTCTTTTTGAACCCAACAAGCTATGAAGATCAGATACAAAAAAATCGCTCCCCTTCGTCAACATCTAATTTTGCCTTGCGATCTTTGAAAATATCAAGAATCACAAAACTCCTAGATGAAGAGTTAGGGGAGCAATCTAATTATGTTTTTGATGTTGTTGTCTATAACAGAACAGTCAAGACAGAAGAACAGCTTCAAGCTGTCAAGCGTGGTCTTGATGCGATACAGATTTACTTTGGTCTTTCACATCAACCTCCGGCTTCACTAGCTTTGCAAGCTGTGAATCATTCTTCTTAAGCATATTAATAATCTGACTAGAAAGGCTTCTGTCTTGTTGATCTGCTAAGTTATTGAGGTAGTCTTTTACCTGTTTCGTGCACCTTATAGAAATGTATTCTTCTTTCAATGTATATCTCCTGTAAAATTTAATTCATCATTGTTGATTTCTGAACATATCTCAACGATACATTCACCACTTATCATTACACCGTACCCGATATCCCATGCGTTGATATCTAAGTTAGTGTTTAGCCATAAGTAAGCTTCCATAGTATGAGGACGTAGCACATACAAAGTACCACCACCCTCTAAAGTAAAGTCACTAATTGTTATACCTCCTTATTCATTTCATATTCGTAGCAATATTCACAACCGGCAGTCTCACCATTAACATATTCAACATGAGGATTTTCACATACCTCGCAAGTGCGGAAAGTAATAATAAATTTTTCCATTATGCAATCTCCATGTTGGAAGGAATAAAAGCAACGGGTTTAATTTCATAACCCATGTCTTTGATGATCTTCAAGTTATAGTTAGATAAAGTTTTTGTGCCGGTTAACTTGCAAAAGTTTCTTGCATTGTCACATACCGGATAACATAAATCTCTACCATACGAATTTTTAAAACAAACTTCTATATTCATTTCTGCTCCTTAAGTTTTTTTCTATTCAGGGCACTTTTTACGATCTTGTCATAAACCTTTTTTCTTTTTTTGCTCATACGATAACCGTCTACTTCGTCAGGGCAACTTTCTCGCCATTTTTTCTCGGCTTCTTTTAGATTCATTTTTATCTCCTATAAATCAATTCGTCTATGATAGCGTTCCATAAACCTATAGCACAAACACCGACACCGACACCGGAAGCAAATAAGATATATACATCCAATCCTCCGACATCATAAGCAACGTGAATACCATAGAGATAACCCAAACCACCAAATGCAACAATTCCCATAGCTGTTGCCACTAATACAAATAAATTTAACATTTATTTATCTCCTTTTATTAAATAATCTTTATCTATAACACCTAATTTTTTATCCCCTCTAAAGTGAGGCTTAACAAAAACTGATTTACCACTAGCAAGCCTTCTTAAATGCTTTCTAACAGCATGAAAACGTTTACCCCTAGCCGAACCATTACCAACACCACTTGAGCCGTTAGAGTACATATCTACCTCTAATACTTTGTGTTCCCATTTAGGTAATGAATACATAGAGGAATTTTTAAACTTACCTAACTTGCTGTAGGCAATAGGCTTCCGTCCCGAAACCGAATTAGTGTTTGCAAGACTAGGATAGCTTAGTAAAACTTGTAACCACCTTATGTTGCTTACTATTAAACCACCTATATCATTAAGCTGTTTTGTGTTGCCATTTAAGTATGCACCAAATAAACAATCCACATCAGAATGATATGAATTGTAATCTGTTGTATTGCTAACCGGCATAATTATGGGAGTAGGTACAACAGCAACGCAATCAGGTCTTTCATCTGCAACAAAGTAACAACTGACCTTAACAAATATAGTGTCGTCTGTAGGTACAAAAGAGACATATTTTGTTCTACCTAAAAAATTCTTTTTTGGTCTTTTCAAATCAAAGGTAGCAGTATTAGTAATATCTTCTATCAAATAGGATGTAGTTAAATTTGCATCATCATCCCTTACTTCTAAGTAAACTTTTTCAAAAGGTAGATAAGTATCTACCGAAGATAAAACAGTTCCAAAATCTTTAGCTTCTATACTTTCAGTAACTGCATTGTTAAATTTAAACTTAGCCGACTGTTGTACTCCTACAGAAATGTCTAATAATTCTTTTTTATATTTATAATGAAGAGCGTTAGTGTGTGCAATATCTCCTATATCTTTAGCAAATCTATCTCTGTCTATCCACCCGTCAGGAATATTAAAAGTTTTTTCAAACTTAGGATAATCCTTGTCCCATAAAGACGGAGCGTGAATAATTTTTTGTAATAATTTATTATCTAATTCGTCTGTCATAGTTCTCCTGTAGATAAATTTTAAATATTGAACGTTCAATACTTAGTGCGTTACAGACGATATATCCGTAACTACTAAGCAGAACAACCTGCGATCCTTGGTTTTTTTGAGTGTCATGCCGGACGGTTAGTTTTGTGAGTTGACCGCCCGACACTATCTATTTCGGCTCAAAGAAGACTAGCCTTTGTGAATTGGGTAGCTGAAAGATTACCCATAGCCTACAAGTTTGATTTGTTTACCGACAGCTTAAATTACTTGCAAAGTCTGTCCGCCTTTACATTGTATAACTCAAACAGTTATTACTTAGAGTTATAGTCAATGTGAGCACTATGCAACTTTAAAGTCATTCTATAAATAAGTGCCAACATCTATAGAGTAGACATATCCCAATTTATTTGACCATCATCACCATAATCTGTATCAACATAAGTGACTTTGTAATTAACTCCGTCATCTGTTGTACCTGTTTCAGTATCACCTTCTTTGGTAATACTAACCATACAAATTGCATTTACAATATCATCGTAGCAATCATCCTGTAATGGTTTATCAGTTTCAATAGTGAAGTTTCTAACATCTACAGTCTGCTCTGTTACGTTGTATATATATTTAGGTTTCATATTTTTCTTTAGTTATTAGTTAATAGAATGAACAGATGCTAAACAATACCAATATCTTAGCCCCCATATTGTTTAGCTTTGTGTATGCCTGTCTGTTCATCAAGCACTAGGAGGTGGAGGCTTCTATGTTTATGCAACCTTACCCCACTCAAGGTCGTAATTCTTAGCACAAGTAGCACCATAACCAACTGATATACTCCTAGCATCAGTTAGTCTTCTTGCACAAAAACTGCATCTACCGGTAAGCTTGCCATATTCTGAAGCGACACCCGAAGGGTCTTGACCTAATCTAGTCAGTAAATCAGTTAAATCATCTTCTACTTTTTTACCGTCAGGATAAACAAACAATTCACCCTTCTCAGTTATCCTACCGTAATAGGGACTGCCATAACCGCCCCCTGTTAGCTGAAACTGTCCGGCATACTTCGACCTTTCAGTAGCTTTATAAATGCAAATATCGCTGTTATTTGGAAGCTTAAACCATAGTTTAGGGAAACCCTTTTTCCTGTTAAGGAAAGATACAACCCTACCCATAGTTCCTACCTGTTTAGAGTTCTTTAAAAAGTCAGGTTTACTAGCTTCCGGATTCTCTTGTCTAGCAATAATTTTATCAACACAAGCCCATTGTTTTTCTGATAAGTCACCTTTGCTTTTGTATTGTGAAACAACACTTGTTGCAAAGTCATAGTTCCAACCGGATAAACAACCCTTCTGTATGTAGTTTTTTAATTTATCAATTTTATTCATAATTTTCCTGTATTAAAAAAAGCAGAAACAGTTTAAGTGTCAAGTTTATATTTACTCCTTAATAAAGCTATGCACCACCTAGCTTTGTGAGTTAATCGTCATCAACTCGTAAATTCTGAGGTGCTAAATAGAGTCTCCACTCCAAAATGTCAGGCACTTAAACTGCTCTACCCTTTTTACTCCTTAATTCTTTTTTCTAAAATTTCAATTTCTTTGAGTTCTCTATTGTTAGGTTTTTTGACCTTTTTCAATCTCTCTAAGGCTCTTGTCCTTCTACCTACAACACCACCTCTATGACTAAATTTTTTCATATCTATCCTTGGTTTTTTTTGTGTAGTCTCATCAACTACTATCATTAATTAAATATTGAACGTTCAATATTTATCTACCTAGTTCGTCACATATCCGCAACGACTAGGTAAATAAATATGGATGCCCACGTTTCCCAACACCAACTTAGATTTTCTAAGCAGTTATCATTGGAATCAAAGTACCGTATTGATCTATACCGCTATATCTAAGCGTGTATTCGTTCTGTGCATCCTCTTCAGGAAGACACCATACAACCGGATAGTCAGGCTCAAGAGGTGCACGACCTAACCCGTCTGTCATATAGATAAGCATAGAAGGATTGATACCTTCATCTTCTATCCAATCAGTAACAGAAGCGAAATGCGTACCGCCCCAAAACCTGTCCGACATTTCAAACTCGTCACCCCTGTTGTACTCTGTGACTCGCTCAACCGTATCAGTAAAATCTACAACGTAGATTGTATCGAACCCGACTTCTTCAAAGATTCTAGTAAGCCCACCTTTGAATAGTCTCAGATACTTATCATCTACCGAACCGGAAGTATCAAGCCCAACAACAGCACACTTGATGTCTGATTTATCATAGCTAGGCATATACATATCCTCTGCAATAAATCTTCTGTTAGGTCTGTTGTAGGTCTGCTCGTCCGATAAAGCATCTTGACATAGAGGTAACAGCACATCATCCCATGCTACAGCACTAGCTGTCGCACCTTTCAATTCAGAACCAAAACCGCTACCGCCTTTGCCTTGAGACTTTGATCTCATTTCTGATTGTGCATTAGAAACAGTCAAGTCTTCTAACTTCTCTCTGACCTCTGACTCTGAAAGGCTAGAACCGTCCTCGTTCTTTTGCTCCTCAAACTCTCCGGCTTGATCACCGAATTTGTCTTGAACCCAATCAGCTAACGAATCACCGGACTCACCGGACTCACCGGACTCACCGGACTCACCCGAATCACCGTCACCGTCACCGTCACCGTCACCGTTACCTGTGTCGTCTGAAGTCTCGCCTTCACCTTCGCCGTCACCGCCGGAGTCTCCCTCGTCTTGATCATATTCATCAAGTAAGGATGAGTATATCTCTTCAGCACTCATACCGTGGTAAGCATCATCTAGTAATGCACCGTCCGGTAGAAGGAACCCACCGTCAATAAGAATAGGATTGATAGCATAATCACAAGCTACGTTGAATAGCTTGTGATCTCTCTTACCTTTTCTTAAGGGATGCCCGTTGGTTACGTGCATAACTTCGTGAGCAAGAACACCGACATTGTGAGCCATGATGTTTTCCTCTACAAACTCAGGATTGTATTTAATAACCTTCCCATCTGTGCACATTGTTGAAATGCTAGAGTCTTCAATCAACTTAAGCTTCATAGCTGTGTTGCCAAAGAAAGGATGTTTATCAATCAACCTTATTCTAGCCTGTGTCATTAACTGCTCTGCTGTTTTCATATTACACCGTCCAAGTTATTTAAAATATCAGAAGCCTTGTCTGAAGCTTCTACAAATTCATCAACCTTTGTAGAATCTTTTCTAAGCACATCTGCGTTATCAATAGAAGAAACTGCATCAGTGAGAATGTTGCTCACCTCTGCAAGTTCCGGATTGTTGTTGAAGTTCCAAGCACTAAAAGTCTCGATAGCATTCTTAACTTTGTCGAAAGAATTATCTCTGAAAGTTTTATCATTCTTGAGACAGTCAGTTAAGTGTGTCAACAGAACACTAATGTTTCTCGTAGCTGTCTCAGTAGCAAGTTCAACATCAGACTTAGTTCTGCTTTGAACCTCGACTACATCCGATTCTGAAACACCATGTCTAGGGTCTTCAACTTCAGACACGTAAGCCTGTGCCGGTAATGACTCTTGAATATATCTGCATTCGTACTTACTCGCTATCTCTTCTTTTGTGGGATAGTCTTCAGCATCAAACAAATCTTTCAACTCGTCCTTTGCACCTTCAACAATAGCATCCCAAGAATCGACAACTTGTTTAACAAGTCTCTCTCTCTCGTCTGCATACTCATTGAATCTTGCCTTGAAAGAATCTGCCAACTCCGTAGGTAAAAGATGTTTCCCTTTGTAGTCATAGGGCACACAAAAACCGGTGCACCCTTGACCGATAGAGTAGAAGCAATGATTTCTAATCTTCTTGTCTACTGTCTCTATCCTTTTGAAAACACCCTCATTGAGAGCAACCAATTTCTTAGATGTACTTAACATCTTAGAATCAACACCGTACTGACTAGCGACAGCATCACGTAAAGCCTTATCAACTTTACGTGGATTCCATTTCTTGATTATTGGGCTAACCAAGAGAGCCTTTTCATTTAATAGCATATCTACTCCTTACATTATGTGTTGATACTTGTTAAGAAAATCAACGTACGTTTTAGTCTTCGTTAACTTAGGGCTTCTAGTGATTGCATCCTTGACACAAAGAACCGCAAACTCGTTGCTCATTTCCTCTCTAGTCATGTAGGTAATGATTGCATCAAAGTTACTAGCATCTGCCCTTGAAGCCAATGCACCGGTTAAAGCGTACAAAACAGAAGGGTCTTCTGAAACTTCGTAAGTCTCAGGATTTTTGATAATCTCTGAAACATCCGGAAGACTGTTGACCATTCCCATGAATGCACAAAACTCAACCGCAACTGACTCGCCAACCGTACCACCAATAAGTGATTGGTCTTGAGCGTTAACAACCATACCGTTACTGTCTGCCTTGACAATATCCGAAACAGACTCCCACGATCTAGGACTAGCCCAAGCAACCGAGTCTTTGTTGAAGTCAAACAACAACTCCGGTCTGTATCTGATAAAGGCAATAACGTTAGGGTCTATGTTGCCTTCAGACTGACCCCAACTAACCCAATCATTCACATCAGCTTCTAGTGACAAGTGTACGAACCTGTTAGCAAGTGCACCGTTGATCTTGTTGGCACCTACTCTGTCCGATACTCTGTTACCGGCGGATAAAATGATTGTCGAATCAGGTAACTTGTACTCGCCTATCTGCCTGTCTCTGATCAACTGAAACAAAGCATTCTGCACACTAGGACTACCATGCGGTAATTCGTCCAAGAACAAGATTGATTGCTTGTCGTTTTCTCGTGGTAAGAATACCGGAGGGTTCCATTTGGTAACACCGTTCTCAACACTAGGTACACCCCTCAAATCTACGGGGTCTAACAAAGAAACTCTGACATCAATTAAATTGTAGTCTAGCTTCTCCGCTACCTTCGCTATAATCTCTGACTTACCGATACCGGAAGCCCCCCAAATAAACGTTGGCTTCTGTAAAGCTATCAACGTTTCTAATTTGCCTTTCAACTCTGAAGGCTTGATATATGTTTGCATAATTGCTCTCCTATATTAAAACAAATATTGAACGTTCAATATACAAACGTCCAACAACTAGACAGAACCCTTTCGGGCTAGACTATGAATCTATTTAATCTGTTTCGCTAGAATCTCACTAGCACATCAGTAGTTTTTTTTGTTCCTCTTCTTTGTGTTCTTTCCAAGCTGTGAATACATAGACAGCTTCCTTCCGGCTAAGATCATAATTTTCCTCAAGCCATGTGGGAGCACCGTACATATTCATAATTCCGGAAACTCTTAAAGCTTCCAACTCTTCAAAAAAGAGTTCCATATCATCAAATAAATGTTCAAACTCTGCCATGATTAACTCCCTTCACTCACAAGAGTAGTAAACTCAGTATAGTAATAAGCGAGTTCTTTATATCCGCCTTCAACTTCTATTGATTTTCCCCGTGATACTTGCCAACGACCTTTAGCCTTATTGTTAGCATCATGCGAAACAAACTTATATAAATATTCGTGGTACATGGGGTCTGCATCATCAACAAATTGGTATTCGCTGTTATAGAATCTAGGCTTATTGCCATAACGTCTAATATCAGAAATATCTTTTTCTAGACTGCTGAAGTCTCCACCCATTATTAATTCCTGTATCTTATTTTCAGAAACATAATTATCAACGAGCATTTTACCAACACCCGATAGATAACCGTCAAAGTGACAATAAACAGAATCAACTGTTCCGTTCGGTTTCTGATACGCTATTAAACATCTTGTAGACATTACTTCACCCCCTCATTAAATAATTTTGTTATAAGCCCACCGGAAACATAATCCGGTAATATTTTTTCTAAATCATCCCTTGTTACGTTATCCAAACAAGCGACCCTTTTTGCAAAAGGCTTCATAGTTATATTGCCTTTCATTCTCTCTGCAATAACTTTTCCGCTAACCTTGACCTCCTCATTGATAGCATCAAAGAATATTTTATTACCGTCTATCGGTTTAATATCTTCTACCTTAGCGGAAATAAAATAACTGTCCGGTCTAGTGTCATATTTGTTTATTGGATTACCTTTAAGTAAATTTACCATTTTGTTATAGGTAGCAATCTCTGCTCTGCATTCGTCAACTGCAACTTGTCTGTGAACAGAACCGTCAACAGCTAACACAGCATCCTTGAATTTATTCTCTAAAATTTTTCCGAATTGTGTAATTCTTGAAACAACTACTTTTTCTTTTTTCATATTGATTATCTCCTAAATAATTAAATCGAAGCACTTCGCTTCTTTGTGGGTACTCGTTGAAATACCCACAAAGAAACGGACCCATTACAAGCCCGTCTTCTCTCTCGCTACCTTCGCAGTAACTTGCCCCTCGATTACTCAACCTATCAGTCATACTTCCGTCTGTTCGCTCCGAACCGTATCACGTCACACCGGACCCGTGACTGCCAACAACGTTGGCTATTGTGTCTCTCTTCACATACTAAGCTTTCCATATAACTGAATCAGCGTTTCATCTGCTGACCCAAAATGTCCGACCCTTGTTTTACCTTCTCCGAATCTCTGAACCGTTAACTGTTCTTCTTTCATCTTCACTACTTAGTCTCAGTAGTATCAGGAACTTCGCATCACCAACTTTTACAAGGCTTCCGATTTGTACCTTGCCACCTCTTGACTTTCGATCTCCTCGGACGTTTACCTTTCCGTCCCACTTGTCGCTAACAAGCGAGTCATTGAAGGCGGTGAATTGGCACCCCCGAGAGGGTCGTTATGCCCCGAAGGGGCAATCAATTCTCAATGACAAAACGGATATTAGCAAAACGTGTGACAAAGTGCAACCCCTACAGAAAAAAAATATTTTGTGAATGTTGCCTATCTGTTCATGCCGGAGTATTTAAAACTGTCCGTAGGACAGCTACAATTTGTTACATGAGCAAAGACAATATAAAAGAGATACATCCACTAACAGGCAAACAGGAAAAGTTTATAGCGGAGTTGCTAAAAGGCAACTCAGCAAGTGATGCGTATAGAACAGCGTACAATGCCAAAGGAATGAAAGATAGTGCTATTCATGTGGAAGCTAGTAAGCTGAAATCAAACCCTAAGATTGCCCAAAGGTTAAAGCAAGGATTCAAGAGAAAGGAGGAGTACGCACAGGCAAGCGTGCTCTCTCTTAGGCATCTCGTGTTGGAACAGCTACAAAAGGAAGCATTGAACCCTAGCAATAATGAATCAGCTAGAATCAGGGCACTTGAACTACTGGGCAAGACTTCAGACGTAGGATTATTCGTTGAGAGGATAGAGACAACCACGAAGGATAGAACACCGGAAGAAGTAGCTACCGAGATTGAGACTAAGCTAGAAGAAATACTATCCCTCCCTATGCCACATTCTGAATAGTGCCGGTACAGCGAACAAATATTGAACGTTCAATAGTTAATTGCCACATATCCATAACGACTATTTAAGCTATTCCGGGTGCGTACTGTTGATCAAATTTTATACAATGCCCTGAAATACTATCATATAAGGGTTTCAGAGCGACCCCACCCTCCCCGACCCCCCTGTTTTATTTTTTTTGCGACAGGCTCACGTATACACTAATTTGCTCAGTTTATTTCATAATTTTTGAAAGTACCCCCCCTTCTTTTTTTCGTTAGGCTTGCATATATGCTATTAATATTCGTATAATGTATGGAAAACGTTCAAGGTACCGGAGAATAGGGGTATATATGTTATGACACCAAGGCAATTATTAGTATTAGAATCAATAGAAGACTATTGGGCGGAAAATCATTGTGGACCGTCATTAGAAGCCATAGCGAGCCGAGTTGGGGTCAGCTCTAGGTCTACCATTCATGCTATCGTAAAACGGCTCCATGAGGACGGATGGATCACTATGCAACCTAAACGTTGGCGTACTATGATGTCTACTAGGAACTCTCCCTTAGTTAAGAAAGAAATAACACCAGAACCTGTTAAGCCTAAAGTCATTCATAAAACTGCCCCGCCCGAACAAAAGACGGACATAGTGGTGGAAAAAAAAATTTCGAGCGAGGACATGACCACCGAAGAAAAGAAAAAAGAGTGGCTGCGGGACATGGATGCCTTTAGAAGCCGCATGAAAAATTTAGAAGAAAACACTTGACGAACATGAGAAGGTGTTTAATATGTATAAAATCTTGGGCAACTTCGCTCAATGTTAACCCCATAGCCCTCATAACCACCACAATATGATTGCTCTCCTAGTAGTCGTAAAAATCTATAAACGTTGTGGGGGCTAACTTGACAAATCCTTATTTAGATAAAATCAAACAACTACCTGTTAGTGAACAGAAAAGGTTTTTATCTTTATTGGAAGAGTACGAACAGTCTAAGAACAGACAGGAGTGTGGCGATAACTTCTTACCCTTTGTTAAACATATATGGTCTGCTTTTATTGAAGGATATCATCATACAAAGATGGCTGATGCGTTTGACCGTGTAGCTAGGGGTGAACTAAAACGGCTAATTATTAATATGCCGCCTAGACACACTAAATCAGAGTTTGCGTCTTATTTACTACCGGCATGGTACTTGGGTAAGTACCCAGAAAAGAAAATCATTCAGATCGCACACACGGCGGAATTAGCGGTAGGCTTTGGTCGTAAGGTCAGAAACTTAGTAGGGTCGGAAGACTTTAAGAGTGTATTCCCTGATGTAGCTTTACAGTCTGACTCTAAAGCTGCTGGACGTTGGAATACAAATAAAGGTGGCGAATACTTTGCGATAGGTGTTGGCGGTGCGGTAACCGGTAAAGGTGCAGATGTCCTAATTATAGACGACCCGCATTCAGAACAAGAAGGACAGAGTGGCGACCCCTCTGTATTTGATAGAGTATACGAATACTATACTTCAGGACCAAGACAGCGTTTACAACCCGGCGGGTCTATAGTCATTGTAATGACACGCTGGCACAAAAGAGATTTAACAGGACAAATACTTAAGGCACAGGAAAGCAGAGCCGGTGTTGATGATTGGGAGGTTATAGAGTTTCCGGCAATACTTCCATCTGGTAAAAGCTTGTGGCAAGAGTTTTGGGACATAGAAGAATTAAAAAAGTTAAGAGCAGAACTACCGGTAGCTAAATGGTCTGCTCAGTATCAACAAGACCCTACCTCAGAAGAGGGTGCTATTGTTAAAAGAGAGTGGTGGAAGAATTGGGAATATAATGAACCACCAAAATGTGAATTTATAATACAGTCTTGGGACACAGCTTTTCTTAAGACTCAACGTGCAGACTATTCAGCCTGTACGACATGGGGAGTCTTTTATAACGAAAGTGAAGGAACTGGAGTTGTAGAACCCAACGTAATATTACTTGATGCTTTTAAGGATCGTATGGAGTTTCCTGAACTAAAAAAGAAAGCATTTGATCATTGGAAAGAGTGGCAACCTGACGCATTTATAGTTGAAGGTAAAGCTGCGGGGATGCCATTGATATTTGAATTAAGACAAATGGGTATACCGGTTTCAGAATACACCCCTAGTCGGGGTAATGATAAGATAGCAAGAGTTAACGCTGTAGCTGATTTATTTGCTTCAGGTATAGTATGGGCACCAGAGAAGAGATTCTCTGAGGAAGTCATAGAAGAATTCGCTGCTTTTCCAAGTGGAGAGCACGATGACTTGGTAGATGCTTCAACGCAAGCGTTGTTGAGATTTCGTCAAGGTGGGTTTGTTCCTTTATATTCTGACGAAGAAGAGGAAGAGTTTATAGGAACAAGAGCAGATTATTATTAAAAGGAGCAAAAATGAGTTTTTGGGCAAAAGTATCATCTTTCTTTACAGGAAAGACAGTTAAAAAAACAGAGCAAATTCTTAAAAAAGAAGAGCAAGTAGCTGCTGTTGAAAAAGCAATTAAAGAAAGCAGAGAAGCTGTTGAATCTGTAGAAATAGTAGAACCCGCAAGAGCAAGAACTGAACAGGGCAAATTTATAGCTGATGATAAATCAACTGAAGATGTCAATGAAGCTTGGGTAGGCGGAGTAGCACCTAAGAAAAAAAAGAAACCCAAAGTTGTTAAAAAAAAATCTAGGTAAATAAATGGCAGACAATCCGTTAAAAACACCTGAAGCTATAGTGGAGAGCACTCCATTAGAAATTTTGGTTACTAATCCTGAAGAGGTAGCTATAGAAACAGAAGATGGAGGTCTGCTTATAGACTTTGACCCTGACGCTGTAGATTTTACAGATAATTTTAACGACAATTTAGCAGAGTTTATGCAAGACTCTAGCCTAGATGAGTTAGCTTCTGACTTGGTTTCTAACTATATAAGTGACAAAGACTCAAGATCAGATTGGGAAGAAACATATATAAAGGGTTTAGATCAATTAGGACTAAAAATTGAGGATAGAACTACCCCTTGGGACGGTGCCTGTGGTGTTTTTCATCCATTATTGACGGAAGCAGTAGTAAGGTTTCAGGCACAAGCCATAACTGAAGTGTTTCCACCTAAAGGACCGGTCAGAACTCAGGTTGTTGGCACAATAACAAGAGAAAAAGAGCAACAAGCTACCCGTGTTAAAGACTATTTGAACTATCTTTTAACAGATAGAATGACTGAATATCGCACAGAGACAGAAAAATTGCTATTTAATTTGCCTCTAGCGGGTTCTGCTTTTAGAAAAGTCTATTTTGATCCTAGTATGAATAGACCATGCTCTATGTTTGTACCTGCTGAAGACTTTGTAGTGAGTTATGGTGCTTCCGATCTAACAACTTGCGAACGTGCTACGCACATTATGAAGAAAACTCCTAACGAAGTTAGGAAATTACAAGTAAATGGCTTCTATAGAGACATAGAACTCTCTACACCCTCAGAAGATTTAAGCGATATACAAGAAAAGTACAATAAATTGACTGGTGACAGCACTAGTTATGACTATGACAATAGACATACCTTGTTAGAAATGATGGTTGACCTCGATTTAGAGGAATTTCCGGACTTAAAAGACGGAATGCCTACTGGAATAGCACTACCTTACATAGTTACGATAGATTTTTCGTCTCGAAAAATCCTTTCTATAAGGAGAAATTGGTATGAACAAGATGAACAGAAAATGTCTCGACAACATTTTGTTCATTACCAATATTTACCGGGATTAGGATTCTATGGTTTTGGTTTAATACACTTAATTGGTGGAATTGCAAAGTCTGCAACAAGTTTATTAAGACAATTAGTAGATGCAGGCACACTTTCTAACCTTCCGGGCGGTTTAAAGTCCAGAGGACTGCGAATTAAAGGCGATGATACGCCAATTATGCCGGGTGAGTTCAGAGATGTGGACGTTCCGGGTGGTGCAATACGAGATAATATAACTTTTTTACCATATAAAGAGCCTTCAGGCGTTTTATATCAATTATTAGACAATTTAGTTGAAGAAGGACGTAGATTTGCGTCTGTAGCGGACATGAAAGTGGCTGATATGAATAATCAAGCCCCTGTAGGAACAACTTTAGCCATTTTAGAGCGTTCTATGAAGGTTATGGGGTCTGTTCAAGCTAGAATACACGCTTCTATGAAGAAAGAATTGAATATTCTTTCAGGAATTATAAGAGATTTTGGTCCAACTGAATATCCTTATCAAATTGAGGGACAAGAACTGCTACCAAGTGATTTTGATGATGAAGTAGATGTAATACCAGTATCTGACCCTAATGCTTCAACAACGGCACAAAGAATAATGCAGTATCAAGCAGCTTTACAGCTTGCTCAACAGTCTCCACAAATGTATAACATGGCAGAACTGCATAGACAGATGCTAGAAACACTAGGTATACGTGATCCAGAAAGTATAGTTCCACTAGAAGAAGATATAGAGCCTACTAATCCTGTATCTGAAAATATGAATATGCTAAATGAAAAACCTGTAAAAGCATTCTTGTACCAAGACCATGAAGCACATATAAGAGTACACATGGCTATGGCTGATGATCCTAAGATTAGAAAAATGATTGGTCAAAGTAAAAATGCTAATGCAATATTAGGAGCATTTACTGAACACGTTACTGAACATCTTGCTTTCCAATACAGAAAAGAAATAGAAGATCAACTCGGTGTGCCACTTCCACCACCTGATGAGCCACTACCAGAAGACATCGAATTACGATTGTCTCAGTTAGTATCTGAAGCGGCACAGCGAGTCTTACATAAAGACATAGCTGAAGAAAGGCAAAAAGAAGTACAAGAAAAACTTAAAGACCCTGTTATTCAACAACGTGACAGAGAATTAGATATTAGAGAAGCACAACTTAAAGCTAAAATGCAAACAGATGCTCAGAAGATAGTTGCAGATTTACAAAAATCTAAGATAACTGCTGGAACTGAACTAGAACGATTAGCTTCACAAGAAAGAATAACAAGTGCTAATATAGCTGCGAGACTTGCTACAGACGAAGCAGAGATAAGTAGCAAAGAGAAAATAGAAGGTGCAAAAATTGGTGAGAAGATTGCATCTGATATTCTAAATAAAGAAAAATGAGCAGCGAAATAATAATAGATAACTTTCCCGATGCTTTACGTAATATGATTAGAGAGCAGATGAATAATCATACTGATGTTATGGCGGGTGGAGGTTGTAAAGACTACGGTGAATACAGATATATGATTGGAATCATTGCAGGTTTAGCTTTAGCTGAACGTGATTTACTTGATCTATTAGAAAGAGCAGAAGAAACATCATAAGGATGCAAAGGTCGCAGGTCCTTAACCTGTGCAATAAATAAAAATATGGAAGCAGCAAAAGAAATAGAGGTTTCTAAAACCGAAGAAAAAAAGGAACCCACAGCAAAACAATTACCAGAACCCTCTGGTTATCGAATATTAATTGCATTACCCGAAGCAGAAGAGAAAACAGAAGGAGGAATAATTAAAGCCTCTGCTTATGTTGAAAGAGAATCTCTCGGCTCTATATGTGGATTTGTAATGAAATTAGGTCCGGATGCCTATAAAGATAAGCAAAGATTTCCTAACGGTGCTTATTGCAAAGAAGGCGATTGGATAATAATGCGTTCTTATACCGGTACTAGATTCTTAGTACACGGCAAAGAATTTAGATTAATAAACGATGACAGCGTTGAAGCCGTTGTTGAAGACCCAAGAGGAGTGGTTAAAGCATGAGTACAAACGAAGAGTACGCAGAAGAGCAATTTGAAACAGTAGAACCAGTAGAAGATATAGTGCAAGAAGAACCTCATTCGCAAGAAGAGAAGTTTTTAGGCATAAAAAATACTGTAGTCTCAGATGATACTTCTGAAGAGTTTGATGTAGAAATTGTAGATGACAGACCAGAGGCTGACAGAAAAACACCTCGTTCTGATGAACAAAAACAAGCAGATCAAGCTGAAATAGAACAAGAAATAGATGGCGTTGATGAACGTGTAAAAAAACGTATTAACAAATTAAAATACGAATTTCACGAAGAAAGACGTGCAAAAGAAGCCGCAGAAAAACTAAGAGAAGAATCTGTTAGTTTTGCTAAACAACAAGCTGAAGAAAATAGAAGATTATCAGCTTTAGTACAACGTGGCGAAAGTGCGTTGATGCAACAAGTTAAAGCAAAGGCTGAAGCACAACTTGATCAAGCCAAGAGAAATCACATGGCTGCACATGAGTCAGGTGATACAGAACAAATAACTAATGCAACTAATGATATGTTGAAGGCTCAACAAGAATTAAAAGTTGCAGAAGATCATTTGGCAGTAGAAAGGGCAAGAGCACAACAGGCTCCTCAACAAGCCCCTCAACAGCCAATTACACAACAGCAACCAATACCACAACAACCACCAACAATAGACCCTAAAGCAGTTGCTTGGTTAAAAAACAATTCATGGTTTGGTTCAGATGATCAAAAAGAAATGACTGCGTTGGCGTATGGAATACACGAAACTTTAGTAACTAAAGAAGGTGTATCGCCACAGTCTGATAAGTATTATGAGGAAGTGGATAAGCGTATGCGAATTCGTTTCCCTGATTATTTCGGGGTGGAAACACCTGAAGAAAGCAACGAAGTTGCTGAAACTGCGACACCCAGAAATACACAATCGGTAGTAGCACCATCTAATCGCAATAATGGTAGCAAACCCCGCAAAGTGCAGTTAACTTCAACTCAAGTCGCTCTCGCAAAGCGTCTTGGGATTAGTCCAGAAAGATATGCTAAAGAACTCATAAAGGAGAAAATTTAATGTCTGATATATATGAAAACGACACAGATAAATCTACAGAAGAGTCTGTAGTCGATAAGCGTGCACCTAGAGAAGTAGATGAAAGAAAAGACGATACTCGTCCAAATGATGCTTTTGTACCTCAATCCCTTTTGCCGATACCGGAACCGCAAGACGGTTGGGTTTTTAGATGGGTTAGAACTTCAACAGTAGGAGAATCCGACAACATAAACGTATCAACACGTTTTCGTGAAGGTTGGGAACCTGTTATAGCTGAAGAACATCCTGAACTAAAAATACAATCTGATTATGGATCACATTTTGCAGCTAAAGGAAACATTGAAATAGGTGGTTTATTGCTATGTAAAGCCCCTGAAGAAACAATGCAAAAAAGAACTAAATACTATGAGGACATGGCACAGCAACAAATGGAAGGTGTTGATAGAAATTATCTACGAGAAAATGACCCTCGTATGCCTTTACTAAGACCAGAAAGAACTACGAAGGTTAAATTTGGTGGCAACAATTAATTTTTAATTGTGCTTTATTTAATTTAATCGGAGAAAAAATTATGTCTTCAACGGCAACTCCTATGGGTGCAGAGCCTATTGGCACATTAAGTTCTAGTGGTTCCTTTACAGGAAAAGTTAGACACTTAAAGATAGCCAGTAACTATGGCACCGCTATATTCTACGGAGACTTTGTAAAAACAGTCTCTGCTGGAACTATAGAAAAAGATACAGGAACTACTTCATTAACACCTACAGGTGTTTTTATGGGTTGTTCTTATACTGATCCGACTACAAAACAATTAACATTTTCGCAGTTTTATCCTGCTTCTACGGTTGCTAGTGATATAAAAGCTTATGTGTTAGATGATCCTAATGTCTTGATGAGAATGCAAGGAGATGACTCTTTGGCTCAAACAGCTATAGGTAATAATGTAGCGATTGTTCAGACCGCAGGTTCAACGGACATTGGACGTAGTAAAAACGCTGTCGATAGTTCAACTATTGCTGCTACAACTGCTACGCTTCCTCTCAGAATTATCGACTTTGTTGATGGTCCTGACAGTTCAGTTGGTGACGCTTTCACAGATGTTATTGTTAAATTCAATGCAGGGCATCAATATGACAACACCACAGGTGTTTAAAGGGAGTAAATAAATGGCTATTTCAAGAGCACAAATGCTAAAAGAGTTGCTTCCGGGATTGAATGCACTCTTTGGCGATGAATATACGTCTTATGACGATGAGCACACAGCTATCTACGAAACAGAAAACTCTGATCGTTCTTTTGAGGAAGAGGTGAAGTTAAGTGGATTTGATGCTGCTCCTGTTAAGAATGAAGGTTCTGCAATCAGTTATGATTCAGCACAAGAAACTTACACAGCACGTTACAACCACGAAACTATAGCGATGGGCTTTAGTATTACAGAAGAAGCGATGGAGGATAATTTATACGATTCGCTTTCTGCTCGTTATACAAAAGCACTAGCTAGAGCAATGTCTTACACCAAACAGGTAAAAGCCGTAAATCTATTAAACAATGGTTTTACAAATGCTTTCCAATCTGGTGACGGAGTTAACTTATTCTCCGCATCAGGAGATGGAGTAACTGGTGGTGATGGACACCCTCTGGTTGATGGCGGAAAAAATAACAACCGTCCTGTAACAGCTACTGACCTCAATGAAACTTCATTAGAAAATGCAGTAATTGATATTGCAGCATTCAAAGATGAACGTGGACTTTTGGTTGCAGCTAAACCAAGACGTTTGATCGTTCCTTCAGCGTTACGTTTTACTGCTACGAGAATATTAGAAACTCAAGGCAGAACCGGAACTTCTGATAACGACATCAACGCTTTAGTTAATAATGGGTCGATACCTGAAGGTTATTTTGTTAATCACTATTTAACAGATAACAATGCGTTCTTCCTCATTACTGATGTTCCTAATGGATTGAAACATTTCCAAAGGACAGCTTTAGAAACTTCAATGGATGGTGACTTTGACACCGGAAATGTTCGTTATAAAGCTAGAGAGCGTTACTCATTCGGAGTAAGTGACTACATGGGAATCTACGGATCACCGGGTAGTAGCTAAAAAAAATGGGCGATAGTTAATTCTATCGCCCTTTTTTTCTTTCTAAATCTAGGATTATTTAATCTATTGACTGACCTAGCAGACTTGACACGACAATAGATCATTAAGGAGACTTAATTATGTCAAAATCAACTTTTTCAGGACCGGTTCAATCTTTAGCCGGTTTTATAACAGCAGGAAATGCTTCTGTAGTTAGTTTAACAGCAGACACTACACTTACAGTTGCAGCACACGCAGGTAAAATTCTTACCTGTAATGACGCTGATGGTAAATTTACTTTGCCTAGTATCATAGCTACTGCACCGGGTCAGGACGATGATCCAAATCAAACTAATAACTTAGGTGCATCTTTTACTTTTGTGGTTGAAACAGCAGCTACAGACTTAGATATTTTAACTGACGGCACAGATAAGTTCGTTGGTGGACTATATATGGGTAAAAGCGATGCAGCAGGTAAAACATTCTTCTCAGGTGCTAGTAATGATGTTATAACTTTAAATGGTACTACTAAAGGCGGAATAGCTGGAACAATCATTAGAGTTA